CGGAAAGCCCCGCATTTTTGGCGATATATTTATGTTTATCCATTCAGTCATGGACCCGGCTGTTGGGATGATAAAGAATTAGGAAATCCATATCAACCAAAGGGACTGGCCAACTTTGATAAATTATCACGAAAAGAAATTGTATTTACAATGCAAGCCGACCGATTTGGGAAATATCCACTGCTTCATCTTTATTTGTGGACGACAACATGGAATGTTCTGCGGATTTATGGCGGACGAGCAGCTATGTTGTTTGCGGTTTAGTGATTCGGAGGGTTATAGTGACATCCTTGCTGGATTCACGGGGGAAAATAACAGACGCAGCACGACCAATTGCTGGAATATCTATTTCGCCTGTAAAAGGTTCGCCGGTTTTAATATATTTATCAATCTCCTCTTTGAGTTCCAGCATACCCTCATATGTATGTGGTATACCCAGGTCTACAGTTAGCTTACGCCAGAGTGTTACACATTCCTTGACGCGAGCTCCTTGACTTTTTTCCATTCTATACTATACTTGCTGGAATGTTTAAGATGTACATTGTGTTGCACACGGGACTTGAGCATTCTTGCCTTCTAAATATAGCAGTTTTTCTTCATAACTCGTGAAATTGACCGTACATGCGGTGCCGGAGGCGGGGGCTTTTTCCGCACAGGTTCCGCAGTTCACGTTGGATTGTGTTTTTTTATTGGCGACGGCCTTGAAACTGTAATATGTCTTGGCCCTTCTAGCACGGATTGTCTCGGAAGCGTCTCCCATTCTGCTTTTACTGGCGAAAATCATTTGAATTCCTTATAGGCTTTCAAATTATTTATTTATCTGCTAGAATATCTAACGACGGAAACGACGGAGCTTACGGCTACGGGCCGCGGCGGATGCACCGACTTTAGGCACAGCATTGCGGAAGGCGGTACGAAGCTGCGTTAACGGGTTCTTTCTGCTTCCACGTAATTTGTTATATTCACTAACGCGGGCCGAGGGTAAGCCTGCGGGATTTGAGGCCAACGATTCGGGTGTGTAAATAGGATTGTTTACAACAGGTACATTATTAGCTCCTGGGAGAGCACTCGGACCCGGGGCAGTGAAAGGAGTCTTGCCGTTGCCGTTGCCATTCTTGCTGCGTGTGAAGAAACGCTTTGTGCTGCCCCAGAAATTGCCAAGCTTATTTCTCCATGTCTTCTTCGGCTGACCATTGGCACCCATAGCCGCTGCAGCTATCTTGTTCTTGTTCTTGTTTGTTATTTTCTGACTCTTGCCGAATAGACCACCGATGGTCTGACGGGCCGTCTTGAAGCCTTGAGCGATATTGTATCCCAACTTCGCAGTGCGGGAACGAGCATCGCGGCCAAGCTCCTTGAGTTTTGCACCTACTCCGGGAGCGGCAGTCTTCGCAATCTCATCACGGATTTTCTTGGGGAGGTTGATCATGTCATCAAAATTCTTGCGGATCTGCTTGAATTTCTCAACATTCTTCTGCGCAACAGTTGCTTCCTCACCCTGTGCCATGCCCTCGTAGGCTTTCTGAATTGAGTCCAAAAGCATATTCAGTTCAGCCATCAAGACCGTATTTGCAGAATTAGTTGCCTTAGCCTTGTAACCCGTAAAGTCAATATCATCAATTAAGCTGTCATACTCAGGGTCAACTGTTACCTGCTTGATATCGGCTGACAGATTCGCTAAGGTGGTCTTGATATTAGCAATCTGTGAATCAAGACTGGCCAAGATCTGCTGCTTAACTGACTCCTCCGTACGTGTCTTCTGGTTAACCTGTCTCTGTAAGAGTTCCTGCTCAGAAATTGTGTTTGTCACAACACGCTTGGCAATGTCAGTTGCCATCTTGAGCTTGCGACCGATTTCCTTGACTGCAGGCTGGTTGCCACCCAAAAAGAAGTCCTCAAGGCTGATGAGGCCACCTGTGAGGCCATCTAGCTTGATATTAAGGTTAAAACCGTGGTCATAGAGCCAGGCCGCCAATAGGAGCGGTGAAATTAAGGCTAATCCAATGTACTTGCCACCCTGTTTGAGAGCAGCAATGATTTGTTCCCTGGTAGGTACTGGTAAAGCCGCAAGGAACTTTCCAAGCATACCCAAGATATCAGTCTCGGGTAACTTGAAGTGCGGGAAAGAAGGCAACTTGAGCCATGAGAGGTCAATCTTCAGGCCTGAAAAACGCGGCATGCTAAACTTGGGCATACCGGGCATACCGGGCATACCGACACTCATTGAGGGAAGACCCAAAAATTTAGAGCCGTCCTTCTTCGTTAGGTTAACACCAATCTTGCCGCCACGGGGTATAGAATTTACATCGCTAAAGACAACGTCAACAATTAGGTCCGCGTCATTCAGGTCACCTAAACTAGCACCTGTCTTGTACAACGGGTTATTCGTGCCAGCCGTCTCATTCCTCTCGGCCTGTACACGAGCCGCCGCATTCGCCTGTGTGTTGGTTCCCGCATTGGCGAAGTTAGCCTCAGAAGGAGCAAGAGCAAGCGGTCCCTGTAGATTGGTGTTAAGGGCGATGCCACCCGTGTTGATATTAGACGCCCTGCCGCCAGTACCATAGCCCGGGAGTAACGCATTAGATGAGGGCTCAAAATTATTAGCACTTTCGCGTCCCTTACTGTAATTGTAACCCGCACCACTTGCTAAAAATTCAGATGGTTCTACGTAACCTGAGTAATTTGCTCCAACAGGACTTGTGGGACCCAGCACTGTCTTAGGCTTGTTGTTTGCCTTAGCAGGGGGTAAGACCGGGCTAGCAGGGGGTAAGACCGCATTACCAGGGGGTTTAGCGGCACCCTTTAAAGGTAGTCCGTTAAGTACCTCATTCAGATTATTATTTCCAGACATTCCGTTCTGTTTTATGGTAAGATTTTCCGCAGGAGTTACTTTAAAAGTCCCAGAAGGAGGAGTTTCATTGGGTCCATTTCTGCGGGTTTTAGATTTATTACTGTTTAACTCATACGGTATACCAGCATACGCGGGGTTTTTGCCCTTATTTCTTGCCTTCTGTAAAAGAGCAGCACGCTTTGCATTTCGTTGAGTTAGAGGTCGGGCATTTGCTGCTTCCAGTTCGGCTAAAGCATTTCCAGCAAAATTACCTAACCGAAATTCAGGTGCTTTCTTAGGAGGCATTTCTACTTCTTGTCCATGTTTGATTCCTGCCAAGTATCGTAAACTACGTGCCCGTGTTTTGCGGCTTACGCCTGTTTTTTTAACGCCAGCACGAATTTCATCCGAGAACTGTGTACTGTTATTTGTGTTATTTGTGTTATATCCTCCATCAGCCATCCTTACTTTTGCCGAATAGAATCATATTCGGCTGTCATATTAGCTGTATTTGAACGCTGTGCTGATGTTGTATACATGCGGTCTAGTGCTGGAGAGTCTAATGCTGAATTTCGCTGGCTAGCCAAAGATGTTGTGATAGAAGTCATCCGGGAGAGAAGGCTATCAGGCTCTCCCTTCTTCTTCAGACCATCAAGCAGGTCCAGGATAAGCGAACGCAGACACATAACTTCGGGCAAACTTACAATTTCCGTATCTGATTCAAGGACCTGTAGTTGCTTTTCTAGCAGTGCGATTGCTGCGACCATCTGGTTGGAGGCCAGGAGATTTGTGGCTGCAGCAATACAATCTCGAGTTTGTAGACGAGCATATTCAGCATCTGCTAGAGGATTAATCTGTGTTGCAGATGTAAAGGTCATAAAGTGCTGCTTTCCTTGACCTCTTATCATACATTGTACACTGAGATATGGGGAAGCAATAAGTTCAGATGTGTTCTTCTTGAAGACAAATCGCTGAATAGTTCCACCAGAAAGAAAGTTGATATGAACCCCCCGCTTATCTTTTGGCGTACTACGTTCTAGCCACTCATACTCATATGGAAGATCTAGCACAATATCCTCAATATAACGATTTCGGAGAATACCTAGGATAGATCCAAAGGTCTGCGGCAAATCTTCCGACTTATCGCAATAGAAATAATTACCCTGCGTGTTTAGAGCAATATCACGCAGCATAATTTGATTGTGGTCATTACCGAATCCCAGTGTGAAGATAGCGGTGCTATGGAGACGAGTATTTGCTTCTAGCGGAAGAATGATGGACCGAGCAGATGATGCTCCAACATTTACATTTCCATCCGTTAGAAGAATAATAGCATGAGGAGCCTGCTGGCAAGTACGGGCCAGTAAGTTAAATGCGGACTCCATATTTGTGTTTCCGTTTGCTACAAGACTATCAATAAGATTAGTCCAGTTTGCCTCATTATATCCAACAAGTGTATAAGAACAGAGAACAGTTGCGTTGGAAGAATACGTAATAATTGTTAGACAGTCATTTGGAGACAGGCAACGCAAGAATGCCTTCAAACTATTCTGAAGAGTCATTAGACGTGGACCCTCCATACTACTACTTACGTCTAGCAGTAATGCGATATGTACGGGGTCACTAATTTCTACGCCAGCCGCCTTAATTTCAGCCGCATAGATTCCAGTATTCTTTTGAGATTCATATATCTTGACCTCCATGTTTCCTACATACTTTGCTGTGAAAATAATTTGCTTCAATTTTACGCGGTAAAATAAGACAATTTTACGCGGTAAAATAAGACAATTTTACGCACAGCGGTAGCGGCACAGCTCAGCGTCCCATCAGCGTGGTCCAATACATATCCTCAAGTGCTGAATCATTTATTTCTGCATAGTCCCGCACAGACATTTCTTTTCTAGCAGTGGGATGTCGTATACGGAAGACATTCTTTTCCGTTAAAAGTTGTAGTAAAATCTGTTTTTTATGAACAATTGATTCAGAATGTTGACGTTTCCACCGTCCCTCAGCCACCGACCATATAAGCTGAGCTTTGGCAAAACCCGATGCTGTTGCTCCAATGACTCCCTCTTTGACGATTCCGCGAACAACATTTCCATCCTCCAAGACAGTTCCCAAAGTAATATCTGCTAGAGGCACCCATCCTTCTGCAGTAGCAACTTCATAAGTCGGGTCAATGCCCAAATTATAATCTGTTTCGGTTTCAAGTGTTTGGCTGTATCCATTGAGTTGTGTCTCAACTTCTGCTTGAACAATACCCGCAATTTCATCACTTTCTTCAAAATCAGCAACTAGCAAATGTTGTACCCAGAACGTATGTTGACTTGTATTTAAACAGTAAATCTGTTTGTACGAAGGAACCGGCTTGGCTTTCGGGTGTTTTCCAGCAGGAATCCATTGGCCACCATGACGAATAAAATGGTTAGTACTAACAATAACGCCTTCAATTGTCACCATTTCAGTTTGCGAACCATCAAAAACAAAGGTGCTTTCAACCACATTTCTTCCAGCATAGGATGCTAAGCGGTCACCGACAACTAAAGACTCAATGGCTTTATAGGTCCCATCTTCACAGAGAACAGGTGAACCTGCTGGAAAGCAAAATGTATTGAGGAAAGTGCCAACAGTTCCCTTAGCAAATGTGGAGCCAGCTGCTAGAGCAGTAATTCCAGAGTAGATAATTGCGTATAAAAGGGCAACTACACGACCCATTAGATGTTCTAAATTTTCAAACTTTCCTTTGAGTGTTTGCATAATCATTTGAATACGCTTATTGAATGAACGAACAACGCTTCCAATTCCATCTGTTAGACCAGATAATGTTGTACGAATACTCATGAGACCTCCGCCCGCCGAAGCCATCGCTGAATTTAAGGAACTTGCTGCTTCATAGACAGGTGCTAGAACACCAGGGGCCTCTTTTAAGAATACTTCTTTGAGACAGAACTCAATATTCTCTTGAGCATTGTAACCATAGAGGCCTGCTATGGGCATAATATCCGGACGGCAGCGATACTTGGGCCAATTCTGTGCTATTTCCTTTGATGTACCAAGGCCTAGAATCAGTGCGATTCCAATTGATAAGACAGCTGTTAGAATTGCTGGTTTTATAAATGGATTTGCTTGCTCTTTTGCTTGCTCCATCCCCTGCTTTAACAATATAAACTCCTGTCTATTTAATAAACTCAGGTTTATTGCTTACGACTACGGCCTCTGCTTCCGTGTCTATTTCGTTGTCTTCTGTGGCTTCTGTGATTACGATTTCTTCTACGAGAACGTGGTACCTTAGTAACATTCACACGGGTCTTATTATTTACACGGTGCGTTGCTAGAGCATTTGTTCCATTATTGTTGGCATTATTGCTATTAGCATTATTGCCATTAGCATTTTGAACCTCTGTGCTAACAGGAACAGGTAAAGCTCCAGTAGGAGCCGCCGCGGCTACTGCAGCACCTATTGCCGGAGCAGCAGCGGGAGCAAGAGGAGCCGGTTCTGTAGGAACAGTTTTTGAGTTGGTAGAAGCACCGGCACCTTTAGAGTTGGCAGAAGCAGCAGCACCAACAGGCTTAGATTTAGCAGCACCCATTTCTCTAATCTTATCATAAGAAAAGAAACGTTTAACTCGTCTATAAATAATGACCAAATATGACAGGGATGGATGCGAAAGTCGCAGGTGTTAATATTATTTTACTTCTAGGCTTAGCCGCTGCTTTTAGTTTCGGTCAACGAGCAGAAATTATGGCAAACTGGGCTCATCGCCGATGTGACCCCGGAGTTGTTGCATCTGCTTTCTTGTATAAGCCTGATAGTGATACCCGGACGCCCGCCGAATTTTCCAAAGATAATTTTCAATTCTGTCAGGGAAAGTTGGCGAAAGATGTTATTGACACTGTTACGTATCCTGTAAAAGCAATTCAAGAGCAGCAGAAAAACATCGTGGGTGGAATCATGTCAAATGTGAATGTCTTGAGTGATTTAGGGTCCAAACTAGCAGGATTTTTTAATCAAATCATGGAGTCGGTTAAACGCCGTTTTGCCGCAACCTATGTTCAAATTCAGCAATCTTTTCAGCATTTGTTGAACATTATGGGTAAAATTATGGCATCTATTACGGCTATGGCTATGGCTCTAATTGGTGTACTTGTTTCACTTACAACGCTAATACAATTTTCACTTTATGTTCTTGCTGTAATTATTGGTATTTTAATAGCACTCATGGTTATCTTTGCAGCATTTATTTCACCAGTCTCATGGTTAGTTTTTGCTGGAATTGCAGTTGTTGGCATTCTAGCAGGTGTAATTGCAGGTGTCATAACTCAATCCGCCTTCTGTGTGGCGGGTGATACTCCAGTGATTCTAGCAGATGGTTCTACTAAACCAATTTCTGAAATAAGAGCGGGTGAAGCTTTAGCAGATGGATCATATGTCAGTGCGGCTATGAAATTTGCAGTTCCACCCACCAGTTATGAACCTCTTGTCTCAATTCATGGCATCACCATGAGTCCTACACATATGCTTGAATCACCTGGCCTTTATCCAATCGCAGCAAAAGATCATCCGGCTGCAGTTCCAGCAGGAACTCTTCGTACACTTTATAACCTTAATACTACTAGCAGACGAATTCCTGTATTATCTGTTGCTGGTAAGTTAATGCTCCTAGACTATGAAGAAATTGCGGAAAATGACACAGCTGCCCTTACTGAATGGAAAGAACATGTGAATAGTATTCTTAACCCTGAAACATCATTCATTGATACAAACCCTGAGAATGTTGAGGCCGGATTAGATAGTTTTCTTACAGTCAATCTAAAAGACGGTCGGCAAATGCCACTAGGTGCTATAGTTCTCGGCGATGAAATTGAATGCTGGGGCGGATATACTACTGTGTGCGGTGTTGTAGAATTACTCGTGGGTGATGAAGATTTATTTAGTGGTATGACTGCTGGAGTCTGGGTTCACAACGGTACACAATGGGTCAACGCTAATACTGTAAACAGTTTGGATGGACCTGTACCTGTAAAAGTCAATCAGAAATTATATCATTTATTTACTGAATCGGGTAATTTTGTAGTGGATGGATATCTAGTGCGGGATTTTTCAGAAGTGGGCCTTACTTCTTTGTCCAAGACATACTCAATGGTTCAAAAAAATTTAGTAAGGAATGATAGAGATGAAGCTTAATTTTGTTTGGCTGATGACAATGCTTGGACTTTTGTTTTTCGCAAATGTTCTCATGGCCCTTGGATATGTAAATCAACAGTCATCAATGGAAGAAGCCTTTATTGAGAATTTTGCAAATCCTACTCTTTCACCGGCACCTTCTCTAGCATCTGGTGAGTACATTGCCATTGGTACATATGATAACCTAGAAAAGAAGCCCGAGCACGGTTTATCTACATGGCGTGGTCCGGCTCCTAATGAGCCTCTGACAGGCCCTGAGGTTCAGATTGATGATGACCATCTTTACATGTTTGCTAATAACCAGAGCAAGCCGGAATGCTGTCCTGCTTCTTATACATCATCAACGGGTTGTGTTTGCACTACCCCGGGTCAGCGTGACTTACTGGGCAAGCGTGGTGGCAACCACACTATCGGTGCGGGTGAATAAGCAGTCGATTTTTCTAAAAACAAGTAATTTCTAGCAATTAAATTGTCAGAAATTAATTATCGTAGTTAGGGAATTACACAGCTGACGCCCAACGCTGTTCATCTGAATCGGGGGCTACAAAAAAAGGCTCCTTTTCACCCTCCTTACGCTTGGGCAGCGGTGGCTCTTTTTCATCCAAAAACACTGTCTGAACAGGTCCTAAAAATCCATTGTCTCCACAAACACGATAATGGATATGAGCCTCTAAACGCCCCTTTACAGGAACAGTGTAAGGCTGCGGCTTACGCACTTTTAGTACTGCTAAATCATCCACTGTTACGATTGTGACACCCGCATTATGAAATCCTAAATAGGCCTTTCTCCAATCATTGAGTTTTTCCAAATATTCTGTATCAGGTTCAGCTGCCCAGAATAGTACTTTGCGACCTGCTCCTTGTACTGTAACACGTTTCTCATAATTTGCTCCTTCAGGTGTTTGCTCTTGTAAGAGCGAACAGGGCATAACTGTCTCACCCAAAAAAGGTAAATATGTAGACTTCTGGAATGCTAGATAAAGAGCACACACAGTAACAAGGAGGCTTAGCAGGATTTTTCCACTAGTGGATTGGTTACTGGTGATACCTTTTATACTAATTACAAGTGATGTAACAACAACAACAATAGCGGCTAATAAATGTAACCATTTATTGCTATCACCCATTCTATTATCTAAAGAAGAAAAAGTTATTACGGTAGGATGAGAATCATTTGGTTATCTGGATGGGCTGGCGCTGGAAAAGATACAATAGCAGCAATTCTCTGTAAGAAGTACGATTATCAACGCATTGCTTTTGCGGATTCTTTAAAAGATATTGTTGCTAAAAAATATAAATTTTCACGAAGTCTCTGTGATACGCCTGAAGGAAAAGCCTCTATGGTAGAATCTGTGGGTCTAACAGTCCGTGAAATTCTTATTCGGGATTCAGCGGAAGCAAAGATAGTGAATATAAATGTGTTTGCTGAGCATGCACTAGAAAAAATGTTGGCATCCAAGCAAAAGAAATTTGTAATTAGTGATTGGCGATTTCCGCATGAAATTGCTTTTATTATGTCGCAACTACTTGACTTTGACCATATACAGGTTCGCATTAATCGTCCCGGCTTACCTGCTTTAGAAGATCCTTCCGAACATGCATTAGATAAATGGATGTTTGATGTACATATTACAAATAATGATTTGCGTAATCTTGAAAAGGATGTAGTAAATTTCGTGACCTCTTTTAAATGAGTCGTACTAAGGATTTCTGCCATTGTGTTAAAAAAGTTACGCAGACAATTAAATTACGCAAGGCACAGAAAGCAACAGCAAAAGCAAAGGAATCAGCTGCAATTGCTATTTGTACCAAATCTGTACTACAAACACGCGGCTTAACTTTAAAGAAAGTACGTTGTGGTCCTTCAGGGCCCTACAAACAGCGTTTGCTTACGCAGAAAAAACGCTGAAATAGTAGGATATGCTTGAACTACAAAAAAGTGTAGGATTAGTTCACGTAGTGTTCTCCTTCATTCTTTCCATATATTTCATATGGGCTCCAGCACAATTTGATATATATTATTTAATTTATTTTTTACTACTAACTATTTCATGGAGTCTTATGAAAAATGAATGTGCTGTATCTTATTTTTTTAAATATATCGGAGATTCCAATTATAAAATGGGTGATACAACTGATGTTGAAGATTATAATTCTGTTTTAGGACCCGCAGCAGCTAATGTCTTCTTAAATTACGTGCTTTTTATGTATATAGTTAATTTAGTTTTTATAGCATTACGTTTTAAAGGTGTTCGTAATCAATTGGCTACTCTCATGGCAGCAGTATCAGTTGGATTCTATCTTACAATGCTTCGTTCCAGTAAAGGCAAACAAAAAGAAACCCTTCAAACCGCCAATTTAGTAATTAATTCTATTCTGCTAGGATACTTCTTATACAAGTGATTCACCACTATCCTCCCGCGGCCTTGTTCTCCGATGATAAAAACATGACGCAACAATTGTTCCACTACAACAAATTGCTACACAAACAATAACAGCAATAACAAGTCCAATATCAACTGCTAATTCGCTATATACCATCTCAAATCCTAAATAAATTTCTGCTTTGCCGTTTAAGCCTAAGGGTTTCTCTTCTGTAATGAATAGAGTCAATGGCAGCCAGCCGACGTATTTTGAAAGAAATTGAGGATATTTCTAAAGACCCCCCCGCAAATTGTACAGCAGGCCCCATAGACGGAAATATTTATGTGTGGGAAGGAATGATTTTTGGACCAGATGATTCTCCCTTTGTTGGCGGTGTCTTCAAGCTTCGTATTCAGTTTCCAGCAGATTACCCTTTCAAGCCACCTTCTGTAAATTTCACAACGAAGATTTATCATCCAAATATTAATTCTGCTGGAATCATTTGCTTGGATATTCTTAAAACACAATGGTCACCTGCTCTGACTATTAGTAAAGTCTTACTTAGTATATTGTCACTTCTAACAGATCCAAATCCGAATGATCCACTTGTGCCTGATATTGCACAATTATATAAATCGGATAAAGCATTATATGAGGAAAAAGCCCGGCAATGGACACAACGCTTTGCCACCAATTAAAGATTTAGGTACAAAAGTACACTAGTATATCAATATGATTTGGTTATTTCCTAATTTTCAAGGCTTTCATGTTAATACTATTAATTGTAATAATGACGGCGATATGGCAATCTTTTTTGTGTGTAAAGAATTAATTGAAAAAAAAGAGGCAATATTAAATTCAAGTGTATATGTTGATATCGGTGCATTTGTAGGAGCATGGACATCAATAATATCTTCTCTCACCAATTCATCTGTAGAAATCCACGCTTTTGAGCCGGGTATTAAGAATTACGTAAAATTAGAAAAGAATTGTAGTCAAATGCCGAATATTCATGTATACAACCATGGAATAGGTGAAACTGATGGCGAAGTTCGTCTTATTTATACGGGTGGTGGTGGACATTATCAAAGTTCTCTTGATAATTTGGAAAATTATGATAATACTGAAATTGTTAAAACGAGGAAATTTAATATTCATAAGCCAATTCATATTATGAAAATTGATGTAGATGGCTATGAAAGTAAATTGCTACCAGCAATTTATCCTTTTTTACATTTAGTTCACAGTTTGATTTGTGAAATTGGTGTATATGAATATTCTACAGATAGAGCAGAATGTATTTCTATTTTCACACCCATTTTTGAACATTTAATTTCGCATTTTACGTACACATATGGGCTTTCACGTCATGGTGCTCCATTTTGTGTTCAAATAAAGAAGGAAAATATTACAGATTGGATTGATGAACACTATGATTCTCATTTATCAACTGATTTACTTTTCACGCATCATAAGATTGAGTCAATTACATGTGTACAATATGCTAAAGGTATGTGGTATGCTTAAAACAGTGCGGCTTAAGGTAAAGTAAATGGGGGAAACCTGCAAGAATACACTCATACCGGAATCTCTTATAATGAGACGATGTGAATGTTTTTACTGTGGAGCTGAGGATACCGGTGTTGTTCTGGTTGATTGGCGATTTGGTATGAAAGTATGTGAAATTCATAGACCTAATGCTGAGCGTGATTGTCGAGCATACCTACACAGACAGAATTTTGTACGTGTTGAAGATGCTATGGAGATTCCGGCACTAAAGACATTTCTTGACATTCTAGCAGCTCATCCGCTGTGTAGAGTTGAAAGAACAAATGGCACAATTGACGAGGATTGGTCCTTAAGAATTGGAAACATAATGGAACCGGCTTTCTTTTCTTATTCTTCATCTGAAAGATGGGGTGTTCCAATGTATTGTAAGCGGATAAACCAGAATAAAACTGTACCTATCATTAATTTCTTACGACCGGAAATTTCTACAGGGATGATGCTTCCTGCGGATTGGCATGCTGTCATTGAAGGCGCGATTGATATTCTTAAAGAAGGTGTTTACAAGGCCGAGGCTGAAGCATATGATTATGCTAGAAATCATGATGAATCTGAAACAATTGCTGAAACAGCGGGTGTTGCCGCAATTATTTATGAAGGTTCTACAGAACGTATTTTTGTGGGACATTTGGGTGAAGGTCGGCCTCGGGAAAATGGGACCGATAGAACTAATGGAGTTGAAGAAATTGGCGACCCTGCCTAAAGCGTACATGGCCTTTGTTCTCAAAAAGAACATGGCAGAGACCACAAGAATGTATCCTTCGGTAAATCTTTCTTATTAATCCTAAACTTTGTATCAAAGATAGGCTTAGTGATTTGTTCGCAGGGAATAGCGTTCGTGCAGTTTTGTCCAATGATTTTATATAAATCAAAACCAGGAAAACGCTCCGTTCCATCCGCATTTCGTAAAACATTATAACCATCTTTCTGCTGGAGCCATAGCCATAACATATTGAAGAGCGGTGATTTTGTTTCACACATTTTTAATCCCGGTTCTTCAGTCATAATTCGCTCGGGTTCAACATCAGCAGGAGATTCATCAAAAAGTGAATCCATTAGGGAGCATGCTAGACGCACTAAGTCAAATGAGGGATTCGGGTCGACACGGCTATGCTTCTGATTAAAATACGGAGCACAATTGTACTGACCATTAGCATCACCCTCCTCCTCAAAAGCATCGCTGATAAAGAAACCGCCACGCTTGCCTAGATGGAATGAAGCACGATTAAAATCAATGATTTTGAAAATGCGACCAAATGTGGGAACAGCATAGATACGATTACCGCCAAGGGCATCCTTCAATTCATAATAAAGTGTCGGCTCGGAGGTCCACGACCACATAATATTATTTGTATGTAAATCATTGTGAACAAAATGATATTCCTTTTGAGCAACTGCTAGAGCCGCAATGACTTGAAAAAGCCACGCTGTCCAGCGTTGTTCCTTCGTCTCTTCTAAATCTTCATCCTCTTCATCTAGCAGATTATCCATTGTTCCATCGCAGCATTCTAGCACAGTTGCCATTACGGGAAAATTCTTGAAGATTGCGATAATAGGGGGGCCACCTGATGATTCGCTGAATGTATGGCTTTCATCTTCGCCCTCATCATCCGCGTCATTTTCATCGGCTTCAATTGGTAAATCGGACTCTGCTGGAGATGTAGGAACCTGCCTCAAATTGAGCCGAGGAACAATTACTGGAATCGGTGCCTCATCGCTTTCTAGCAGTTCAATATCATTATCGCTAATTTCTGTATCTATCGGCTCTGCCATCTCATCCACACTGTTGCGTTTACCTTCATTCTCTATACTAGCATCTAAATCTTCACAAGAAGCAACATCGTTAAAATCAATTGACGTATCACTAACTATCGATTTTCTTGGCCTGCGGTCATAATCTTGTGGCTTAAAGGATGATGCTTCACCCATTTCATCAATTATGCGAAGTTCAAACAAGCCGCCTGCTAGATTCTCGGCGAACCACGGTTCATGCTTGATATCTTCGTAGTCTTCTGACAGATTAAATGAGTATCGGTCAAGGCGTCCACAAAAGTTTCCGTAGCAGCGGACCCAGTGGGGTGACAACTTCTGTTCAACTAAATGACTGGCACAGACTGCAAACAGTGAATCTGTATAGGCTTCATTATTGGGGTCATTTATCTTTGCTAGAGTATGTTGCCAGGCTGCTAGATACGAAGGAAGAGCACCATCATCAGGTAGAACATATTCACCGCTCATGTAGGAAATCGGATTCAAGATATGAGCACGCTTCATGAAAAGATTTGCGATTCTTGTGGGGCCATCAAGAGGGCCGACCATTCCCTGAAAACGGAAAGGATCAACAAAGCCCGAGATATCTTGAATCCACTCGGCGGTATTTAGCAGAAATCCCTCTGATTTACCCGGGTTAAGATTTGTAAAGATTTTCTCTAAAGATGAAAAATACGTTTGTGCTTTCGTAAAATGGGGGTCTAGATAAGCAACAACTTTCTGCGGGATAGGTTTAGATGTATATAAAATCTCAAGCCCCGGGCTTGTTTTAGGTTCATCGCAAAAAGACTTTGTCGGTTTATTGGCCTTGTTGCCCGCTTTTTGTTTGTTGTGCTTACCCATTACTTTTTTCAGAGGAAAGGGCTTTGCCACAAAACCGCAGCCCTCTGCGGTCCACCTCTTACAGAAATAATATTCATCACCAAAAGAATGAGTCAGCCTCCACCACCTACAGGCAGCAATAAATTGCTCAATCTTCGTTTGAAGAAGTTTGATATGTCGCGTATTAAGGCCCGGCACGTTGTTGTTATGATTGGAAAGCGTGAAACCGGTAAGTCTTATCTTGTAAAGGATTTGCTCTGGCACAACCAGGATGTTCCAGTAGGGACGGTAATCTCAGGTACTGAGGGTGCTAATCAGTTTTACAGCAAAGTTATTCCTTCACTGTTTATTCACGAAGAGTATTCACCGTTAATCATTGCTAATATGCTCAAGAGACAGAAGCTTCTAGCAAATAAGATTTCTAAAGATATTGAGGCTCGTGGTACAACAAGCGTGGACCCGCGGACATTCTTGATATTAGACGACTGCTTGTTCGATGCTTCATGGACACGCGACAAGAATATTCGATATTTATTCATGAACGGTCGGCACGTTCACGCCCTGTTTATTATAACAATGCAGTACGCCCTCGGTGTTCCGCCCGCTTTGCGTACCAACGTTGATTTCGTGTTTATCTTGCGTGAAACCATTGTTTCTAACAGAAAGCGTCTGTACGAGCAATATGCTGGTATGTTCCCCGACTTTGAGTCTTTCTGCCAGGTGATGGACCAGTGTACGGAGAATTATGAGTGTTTGGTGATTGATAACAACGCAAAAAGCAATAAGTTGGTAGACCAAGTCTATTGGTACAAGGCACCTCCCCACTCGGATTTCAAGATTGGGTCGCCCGAAATTTGGGCTCATTCAGCGGCCAATTCTAAGAATGAAGAGGACCAAGCAGAAGATTTTGATGGTCGCTTCGGTGTGGGTGGAAAGAAGGCCAAGTCGGCGTTGATTCAGGTTAAGAAGTTTTAAGTTGCTAGAACTACATCATTGAACTGACTGCGGGTATGTAGGTAAGCAGAAGCATACCCTTCCGAGTGACAGATTGTCACAATATTATAAATTTTACTTGCTATCAAGACAGTTCCTGTAGCAAATAAGATTGGGCCCTTATCATTGGCGTATTCTGTACCGATAACATAGCCGCTTAGCAGAGTATTCACAACAAAAGTACAAAAAGTTGCGACAATAATGCGTTGATAGAGCCGGTCAAATGAATGAATTTTATTTTTCTTTTCATCGGCAAGACTTTCAAATGCTGCTTTTGTTGTTATGGCATCTGAAGGCTTTTCAGGATTAACACGGAGGTACTCTCCTAGAGTATATTCACGTTGAACTTCTACTGCATATAATGCCATAAAGACTGCTAGTGCTGCTAGATTTACTCCACAGTTTACTTTATAAAGTGTGCTGCCATTCATGAAATTTTCCTGAGGAAGACATGCTTTGCCGCCACAGACACCAGGAACAAAAATAACCAATAATGTCCCATTAAAAATGCGATAGGCTTCCAGCAGAATAGTTATTGGTGTAATAGCTTTTACAGCAAAGTCCCTCAGCATTCTACTCTTTACGAAGTAGTTGAGCCAAATCCACCCGCACCACGGTCATCCCGCGGCGGCGGCAGATCATTCAGTGAATCAACAAGAACCACCTTTACAAATGGAACATAGTCCTGCGAACAAAGCTGAAAGAAGAGGCCACCCTCCGGCAGAACAAAGTCAAAGTCGCTGTGATTATCTACGCATACCAGCAGTTCACCGCGATATCCCTCGTCAATGAGACCTACTGAGTTAGCTAGACGGAGAGGGGTCTTAGAACCAGTGGATGAACGGGGAAGAATGAGGAAAGGACTAGCACCGCTCGTTGCTGACTTGACAGCACCATAAATCTGGCTGCTTAGCTTGGCTGCCTTGCCCTTCGTGGGCGGAATTACTGCTGCTAGCAGAGGAAGATTCACGCCTGAATCCGTCGGCCGATAAGCATTAACAACCTGCTGGAGAGCAAGACGCTGCTCGGGATTCTCAGTGAAAAGATACAGAACACGGTGGGACATTTTGAAGGCCATTACTCAAAGTAGGGGGCTTCAAATTTTAACTAAAGTTAAAATTAAGACAAATCTATTAAAATAAATTAAGACAAATTTTTACTTTAATATTAAAATTTAAACATTCAGCGTAACCTTCGCTGCAGCCTGCTCCTTCTTACGAGCAATCGCCAAATCGGCCTCGCCACCACCGCCAAACATATCCGTCGGCAAGGCATTCTCCTCCTTAGAACCCGGTCCAAACTTGGGAACCGCTACCTTGGAACCAGCCATACGTTCACGCTTCTGCTCCTCATACAAAGCCTCCTTCTGGGACTCATTCTGCTTGTAGTTCTTCATGAGCGTATTCAACTGGTCCTCCGCATATTCCTGGTCCGCAACATCGGCCGGCTCAGGGTCCCACGGTAGCCAGAAGCCCATCTGGCCAACATAGACGTTGAAAAAGGGGTCCAGCTTCTGGAGCGTCTTCGCACGAGCACCCGCCTCCGCCGCTGTATCATATACACCACGAACCTTAAGGCCACGGATGCTGGTACGGAACTCGTTCTTGGTGAAGAATTCCTCTTCCAACTTCTTCCGATTCTTGAACATAAAATTCTCAAATGCCTCCTGGATCTTTGTTTCCTTAAAATCCCGCATGTTCTTCTTAACGTATTGAGCAAGGTCATCCGCAGCATCCTTAGACAGAGCAGCACGGGTATCCTGCATTACCTTGAGGGCATCATCACGCCACTTCTTGGCATCCAACACGTTGGATGAACCGCTGACATCTACAGGTGATCCGCTAACATCTGTTGTCGAAGGAGCGGCAAGGCCAGAATTTGCCACAAGATCCTCTACCTTCGCAATCGCCTTAGTCACCTGCAGAATCTGGTCCATCAAAAACTTCTCTGATGCTGACACCTTGTATTCCACCTCGTAATTCTCAAGAAAACGGCTGTAGAAGAAAACTTCCTTATTTGCCAACACCTTCTCTGGAGACAAAAAACTGAGGCACACGTACTTCTGTCCCGGAATCTCCTTGTCCTGCTCTAGCCATGTTTGCTCACTATCACTCATTCCTGGATACATTAGACAAACTATCTTTAAAACCAGAACGCAGATGGCCAGAAAAAAATGTCAGACCAGGATATAGCAAATGGACGGTTTCTCTGTGGCTGATGTAATCCAGCGCGTTACCAAGTATCTCTTAGAGGGCCTCGCCGTCGCCGTTGCGATGGTGCTCGTAATGAAGAAGAAGTCTCCGGACTATGAGGAGGTTCTCTCTGTTGCCGTTGTCGCGGCGGTTGTTTTCGGTATCCTGGACACGCTGGCCCCGTCTGTCGGTGGCTCTGCACGGGCCGGTGCGGGCTTCGGTCTGGGTGCGAACCTAGTCGGCTTCCCGCGTATGGGTTAGGTCTCTGACAAAAAAATATAGTTATAGTAGATAAATGTCCGCTAGCACTTCTCTTAGTTTGCTGCTTGTAGCTGCACTTAAGTGGTTTGTTGAAGGTTTGGCTGTAGCGATTGCGATGGTACTCGTCTCACGTAAGTCATCCCCTCAGTGGAGCGAAGTCTTGGCCGTAGCATCAACGGCCGCCCTTGTCTTCGCTGTTCTTGATACGTTGGCTCCCTCTGTAGCAGAGTCATCTAGAGCCGGTGCGGGCTTTGGTCTGGGTGCCAACCTCGTTGGATTTCCCCGGATGCGTTAAATTAGTTTAATCTAATTCATAGCTAAAATTGGAATCGCATTTCAGTATTTCCAGATAGTACGCTTTTACTATTTTTAACGCTAGCATATATATCAATCATGTTAGTTGTAATTTTATCACATCCAAATTTTTCTAAATAACTTGATGTAGCATCAAATTATGTAGAAATTGACTTTTAAAAATTTAGTGTTGATTGTAACCACGCGACCGCAGAATTGCTTCCTGAGAACGTACTCCACCATCCGGATTCCATCTGTGAAACATTGCACGTCCCTCATCCTCATTAACTCCTTCGGCTACAGCATGACCCGGCGGTGCTCCTGAAATCCAGCGATGACGCACAGCAAATTTATCCATAAGCACATTTTCTTTTGTTGTCCGACCATCCAAAGTAGTAATTTCAAGTTCTACATGGGGCGGAACATAGATACTCCCAAGACCAGAATAATAAGCACCCGGTGCCTCATCTAGAACAATACGATAATCACCTAACTTAGTTGTTATAGTGCCACCTGTGCTACGAACATCATATGCCTGCTCTTGATTCGGATGAGGTAAACCTGCTCCGCTAAAACTATGACCACGCGTGGGGGGAGCCGCTGCTCTCCACTTAATTGTAGCTGCTCCACCCACATTTCCGTTGACAACTATTTTGCCATTCTCAACTGAAACGTTCGCATTCATGCTCTAGCAAAGGCTAGTATTTTCTTTACTGGTCGCCACCGGGTGTGCCACGCGGCCCCGAATACGGATAGGCACGGGCAATACTATTTGCTTTTGGAGCAAGCGGCTGCCAGAACATTTCAGGGTCGCCCGCCGCACATGAGTTTATTTCCTGCGAAGCGATAATCGGAAATGTATGGGGTAGTGGAGCCGTATTTCCATATGCTAGACCCTGTGAATCTCCCGCTGCTGAAGCCAGAGAAGGACGGAAAATGCGACCCGTACCGATTCCAGCATAATGTCCCTCAACCGTCTTGCATCCTTCATATGTACATACACGCTTATAGAGTTCAGGGACCATTGTATCTACACATTTATTTGCTCCCATTTTCGTATTTAGGATTTGGTGAATACCCTGCACAAATGAATCCGCGTCCGCAATCATCCGCTGACGAGCGTCATGTTGTCCCCATGTACCAGCAGCCTTAGTAGGATAGGTTTCGCAACGAGGGCGGTAATCAGTGTATGAGCGGCCATCTGCCATACGAGCGGGTGCTCCTTTTACTCGGGGATAACTTGTTGTGAAACAACTCATTCGGCTTCCTCTAACCTACGAACAACATTTTGTGTAGCCACTGAAGCTGGAGCTGATCCAGCGGATGACCTCAAGGCTTCTAGCACCTCAGACTTCTTCATTGACTTTGTTACCCGCAGACCTCTCTTGGCGGCTAACTCTTTCAAGTCCTTTGTTGACATACTTTCAAGAGGCGAATTTGTGACTGTGCTCGTCCCATCGCCAGCATTACCTACAAATAACTTCTTAAATTGAGACTCTTCCGTCGGCTTGGACTTGTCCCACCCCTGTAGAATTTCCTCTTCATTTAAATCAAGTACACCTCCAGGGCGAAGATTGTCTTCTTCATCATCGCCAGCAGAAGGTAGACCAATATCAAATTCGCGAATAGTTTCCTCGACCTCTCCAGCAACAGATTCAGGCGGGTCAACATAGCGTTGGATACCAATTTCCTTCTCTTCCGGTTCCTCTTCCTGACCGGAAGGCATAGCCGAAGCATCAATTTCAGGGGGTGAATTAGCAAGATGAACCTTATGTGCTTCTTCGTCCGTCACCTTACGTTCTTGAAGGGCAAAACGAAGTTCATAGAGAACATTCTCCAGAACACCGAGCTTCCGCTGCTGAGCCTCAATATTTGAGTAGAGCCAATAAGCAACTCCTCCCAGAATCAGAAGAAAACTTGCTGTCAACAGCAGCAAATCTTGCGTGGGAGCATTCATTCTTTTTTAGGCAGAATAAGTTTTATCCGACAAAAGACCGCGTTCTTTTAGAATTTCACGAACGCTGCTCAAGGAATTAATTCCCTTTCGGATTTTATACGTGTAAATAAGTTGGTCCGGGATTTCAGGATGAACTGAGGCTTTTAAGCAGAGTGCTTGACATTGCTTGCCTTCAGTATAGGATTCAGGTAACTTTGTATAATGTGTAGAAATAAGCGACGCATGGCCTTCCATGGAATACAATTTATCCAAGAAAATACGAGATGCTTCTTCACCGTCTATGGCATTTGTTGAGTGGAAAATCTCATCCATTACCAGCAACGCCTTACCCTTTTTGGAAACCGGGTCCAGATTTTCGAGAATTTCTTTCGCAAATTCAATTTCCGCTTCAAAGAGTGAAAGGCGACCCAGTGTATCAGAAGGTGAAAGAGCAGTATGGATTTGCTGGAAAGGTGAAATCTGCATGCGTCGAGCAAAACATATTCCTATGCTTTGAGCAACAATTACATTTGCTAGAATGGCCTTGAGACTAGTGGATTTGCCACCACGATTCGGTCCCGTAATGAGACTATGTGCTGCTCCAGCACTTTTAGATAAATCAATTGTATTAGTAATTGTAGTTTTAGACTTAGACACTAGATGAGGATGATAGAAATTTTCAAGATACAATCGGGTTTCAGGACCTGTTATATAAGTAGGAAAGCCAATATGAGGAAGTGTAGCACACGTTATCATTACATCCAAGATACCGATATTCTTTGTTAAACCCATCAAAACGTGGGGTCTATTCCAAGTAAAACCAAAGACACCGAGCGTGTTATCGTCATCCGGCAGATCTTCATTTTCCGGCAGATCCATGTATTTTGTTATAACTGGTCCAGTTATCCCGGAGAGGTCTTTCCAAATACTTTGAAGTTCCCAAATGAGGGCACCACGCTTTCGCATATCTTGTGTGATTGTGTGGAGATGCTGGGAAAGTGTAACCTGCTGCCAGATGCTAGAGCCGAACATAAAAATAGACAAGCCCCATTGAAGCCATTTTTGAGCCATTTGACTTGGTGTTCCGCCTGTAGACACCCATGGTGGTAATAACATTCCGGATATCATATTTCCTTGACCGCCTTGTTGTTTCAAAATATGCTGCAGGAGTTCCCAGTATTCCGGCACACTTAAATCTGCTTGTGTTGTCATACGGATAATAACGTAAGGAAGAACAACAATTATGAGGGGGATTAAGATACTGACTGCTGGAAGCAACCAGACTTTCCATAGATTAGAAGCCTCTAACCACAGCGGACTCTCGTTTAAAAATGAGGCAAATGAATCTTTCTCCCACAGAATTTGAGCATAATATTCTTTAAGACGTTCATCTTCTATTTCTATTTTTTCCTCTAAGGCCTTCTCAATTTCTTGTGCTCGTAGCAAAAGTCTTAATGCTCTTGATTTATCGTCAGGTGTTTTGCGGAAATGCTGGCGAAGTTTGAGAATAACATTTCGGCGTTTTTCTAGGACTTCAACGTCGTCCATGGCACCTTTGAAATAATCAATCAGCTTGGCTGTTCCCCACTGAGTCTTAGGCCCAATATCCGCAGCTAACTCCTTGAAATCAATATCTGAATCAACGTACTTTCCGAGCATTCTCTGCTTCTTTCGGTGTTATGTATTGTTGGCTTTTTCCGCGTCTTGTATAGAATGTCTCCAATTAAAACACTAAAAAGATGTTCTTCTAAGAACTATAAAACACGAAAGTGTGGTAATTTTCAAGCACTTATGTTTTTAGCAAAGGGTAAAAAAGAGCATTTATTTTTTCGGACTGTTGCTGGTAGAGAAGCATACTATAAGTCCATGCTAAAAGGTAAAAAACAGTTCAGTGGGTTTAAGAGATATTCAGTCTGCTCGTCTACAGCATTTACTCGTAAGCAGCGGAAGTGTTAGCCATCCTATAAGAGTGTCTAACTACATTAAAAAATTTGAATTACACCAGCTGAAAAAACCAAAGCAGTGAAAAAATGACCACTCTAGCAATGTCCTCTTCTTTGGGAATGGAATCCGAAAAAAACGGATATAAAAAAATGTCGGCAATTACTACTATGAGCATGAGTGGAAGTGAAATCCCTGAATCTCTCCTTCAGGTCCTTTCTATCCGGAGTAAACCTGGACTCGTCTGTCCGGAGGATATACGCAGTCGGATTGCACAAATCCGTTCGCGTGTAGAGTCGTTTAGGTCTACCGGAATTGTTAGAAGGATGCCTCCAGATGGAAGGGCGGATTCATTTCCCTCATCACGTAGCCCTTCTCATATGGGAGGGGGAGGGGGAAACAACACATTTGGTCGCAGAATTACGGGCAGGAATGAAGTAGTATTCTGGAATCGGGGAGCACCATCTGTAGCAATTCAGCCTCCGCCATCTTCAGCATGGTCTACATCGCAGACTGGAAGGCCTAAGTTCTCAGCTGCGGGTCTGGTTGCTGCTTCTGCTCCTGTCCCTGTGCCAGCTCCTGCTCCTGCTCCTGCTCATGTTATTACTCATGTAGCACCCGCTGCGCCTATTAATCGTTTTAAGTCACTAGAAACCGATGATGCGGATGAGTCGCCTAGTCCTTCTCCCGCAGTACATGCGACATCTGGATATGTGAAGTTTAAGAGCAAGTTTAAGAAGGATGCTGCTACTGCGAATGAGCTTGATGACCGTATTCTAGGTCATATTCGGGCAAAGATTAATAAGTTCTCAGCACAGAATTACAAGAAGATATTGAACTTTCTCCGACAGAATATGGACTCCGAAGAGAAAATATTTCTTGAACAGTTTATGGCTCTTATCTTTTCCAAGGCAGCAGAAGAGGATACTTTCGTAGCATTGTATGCTCAGCTTCTAGCAGATCTAACTCCTGAATTCCCTTTCCTAAAGGGTGAAATGCAGAAGTTGTTTACGAGTTATCTGGATGTATTCACGGATGCGGAAGGAATGGAAGACCAGACTTCGGTAGAGTACGGCAAGTTTCTTGATGCAACCAAGCGGAAAACACATCGCCGTGGTTACAGTCTCTTTATTGCGCAGATTGCGTCGAAGGGTTTGATTACTGAGAAGGAACTGCTGGATACTACGCTAGCTGTTGCTCGTTCTCTGATTACAAATGCTGCGGATTCCGAGCAGAAGTTGCTTGTAGAGGAGTTGGCCGACTGTTTGACGAATATCATGGGTGTTGCACATAAGTCCCTGAATGCGTTTGAGCCGATGCGGGTCATGATGACTGAGCTCAAGAGTTTGACTGCGAAGGCACCAGCTGAGCTGCCCGGTCTTTCGTTCAAATCCCGCTTTGCTCTGATGGATTGCCTTGGTTTGTAAAAATATCACAGTAAGTAGTAGAAATGTCTGCTGCTAATGCTTCTGTTGCTGTAAATGCTAAGCCTGCTAATGCACCTGCCAAGCCTGGTTTTTTTAATGGTCTTTTTGGTCGCAAGAAGAACGCCCCTGTAAATGTTGGTGCTCGCTCTGAGGGTAACACTACTAACAATGCCGCAATTGCTAAGACTCTCCAGCAGGCCGAAATCAATAAGGCCAAGTCTGCTCCTTCTTTTTTACCGGCATTTCTGGGTGGAAAGTCACAGGCACAGAAGAATGCCGAGAAGGCGGCTCCTACAAAGGAGATGGTTGTAAGCAGTCTTAATAAGCTTGCCAAGACACGGCGTCGCCAGCGTGGCGGTTACCGCGGTAAGACAATGCGTCTTCCCGGTACCCGCAACGTTCTCCGCGTTACGGGCAAGACGGTACGCAAGCTCCGCAATGTCGGTGTCTATGGCCTCAAAAAGGTCGGCAACGGTGTACACATGGTGACGGGCCTCCTCAGCGGTGTGCTCAAGAAGGGCGGCAATGTAGTGCGTAAGATAACACGCAGAAACCGCAAGCAATAAATCGTAAAAAGCCTAATTCTTGTTTTGCTTTGATGGATTGTCTCGGTTTGTAAAAATATCAAAACAATAAGTAGAAATGTCTGCTCCTTCTGCTAACAAGCCCGCGAACACTAAGCCTAAGGGCCTCTTTGGAGGACTTTTTGGTTCCGCCCCTAATATTGGCTCCCGGTCTGCAGGTAATACGAATAGTAATGAGGCCATCGCCAAGGCTGTTCAGCAGAGTGAAGTAAATGCGGCCAAGGCAACTCCTTCTTGGCTTCCTACATTTTTGGGCGGCAGGACAAAGGCCGGTTCCAGTAACGCTGCCATGGGAACCCTGCTTGCGAAACCTCTTAGCAATTATGTTGAGAGGGCACCTCCCGCACAGAAGGGAGCAGCTGCTGGGGCGGCTGAAGCAGCGACTGGGGCGGCTGAAGCAGCGACTGGTAATGCGGCCAAGCGTGTGCGCACGCGTAAGCAGCGGGGCGGTTACCGCGGTAAGACGATGCGTCTTCCCGGCCCCCGCAATGTTCTCCGCGTTACGGGCAAGACGGTTCGCAAGCTCCGCAATGTTGGTGTCTACGGCCTTAAGAAGGTAGGCAATGGCGTACACATGGTCACGGGCCTGCTCGGCTCTGTCGTTCGCAAGGGTGGAAAGACGCTTAAGAGCCTCGGAAAGAGACGCCAGCAGACCCGCCGCCGCCGGTAAATAAATTCATTTGAATGCTGTATGATACAAAATTACACATTTTTTGTCATCTCATGACGCAAAATGCCTAAAAGTTAAAATTTGACGGCGCGGGTGGCACCTGGATAAAAGCAATTCAAGCAGTAGAAGATGCCCTTCAAGAAGATTAATTCTAAGAAGCCCAAGAAGGCTGCTTCAATGGATGATGACAGCAGCGTGGACAGCCACGGTAATCTCCGCAATCTCATTGAGTATGAGGAGGAGGATTCAGAGTACTCTCCTAGTGAGGATACGAGTGAATCTGCAGTTGCTAAGCGTGTTCGCAAGAATAAGCGCGCAGCTAAGAGGGGTGGTCGGGGAGAGGAGGGCCTAAAGGAAAAGAAGGTCAAGGACGTGAAGCAGCGTTCACCAAAGGAACAGCTGAAGGCCAAGAAGAGTAAGAAGCCTCTAGCAAAGAAGAAGAAGGTTGAATCTGAAGAAGAGGAAGAAGAGGAAGAAGAGGAGGAAGATGAAATGGATGAGGAGGAAGACAGGGAAGAAGAAGAGGATGAGGAGGATGAGGAGGATGAGGAAGATGAGGAGGAACTTAAGCACGCGAAGGCTACGATTGACTGGCTTGTGCTCGGTGAAGAGTCTGATGACCCGAATGAGCCTAAGAAGTATAAGATGAAGAAGGAATCTCCGCAGGTTCGCCGTTTTGTGGAAATCTTACAGAAGCAGAATGAGGGCGAAGAGGAACACATTGATAATGATATCACATATTTCAAGACACTTGCTGGAGACAAGCAGACAACTCTTCTAGCCAAGATGGAATCGCGTCTAGTAAAGACCGAACAGGCAGTTCCTCTAAAGTTTCAGATTCTAGAAAAGGCAACGACCCCCGAAATTCAGGGTGCGGCGATGTCCAAGTACACTGCTATGACCAACATTGACCCTTCTTCCACTGAGTATTACAAGTGCAATCACTGGATTAATGGATTTATTCGTATGCCACTTGGAGTCTACAAGTCGCTGCCGGTTTCCATGGAGGATGGCCCCGAGAAGTGTTCTGCTTTCGTACAGGAGATTCAGAAGTGTATGAATGCGGCTGTCTACGGACAGGATGAGGCAAAGCTCCAGATTCTTCAGTTTGTATCAGCATGGCTAGCAAATCCTAAGGCTGCTGGAAATGTGCTAAGTATCCATGGCCCTGCCGGTGTTGGTAAGACTACACTTGTCAAGGAAGGTATTGCGAAGGCACTTGGTCGTCCTTTCCACTTTATTACGCTGGGTGGTGCGACGGATGCTTCCTTCTTGGATGGTCACTCTTACACTTATGAAGGGTCTACTTGGGGACGCATTGCGGAGGTTCTCATTCAGAGCCAGTGTATGAATCCTGTTATCTACTTTGATGAGTTGGATAAGGTTTCTGAGACGCCCAAGGGAGAGGAAATCATTAATCTGCTGATTCACTTGACGGATGGAGCACAGAATGACCGATTCCAAGACAAGTATTTCACGGGTATTGACCTTGACCTGAGCCGCTGCCTCTTCATCTTCAGTCACAATGACCACAGTAAGTTGAATCCTATTCTTAAGGACCGTATGTATAATATTCCGGTATCTGGATTCAACATGAAGGAGAAGACTGTGATTGCGGAGCAGTATCTATTGCCGACTGCTCTCAAGGACCTCAATCTCTTTGAGAAGGTTTCTATCTCTAATGAAATCGTAAAGTATGTGATTGAGAATCACACTGGAGGTGAACCTGGTGTCCGTGAAATGAAGCGTGCAATTCAGACAATTGTTAGCAAGATTAATCTTCTGCGGTTCTACAATGATGAGAAGGCGGTTCCTTTCTCAATCAAGAACTTCAAGTTGCCGTTCACAGTTACCAAGGAGCATATTGAGGTTTTCCTTAAGAAGAAGCCGGAGACTGACCCCAGCATTGCTCATCTTTACGCGTAGTCGTTCCCCGCTAATAAAATAAAACTGTGATAGGATTCAGATTTCCTATTATAGTTTTTTTCTGTTTACCTACGCTTTAGTGTCTTGTGCTTGCGGCTACGAGACATTCCATTGGAGTTCTTTCTAGTGTTATTCATCGCCTTAAGGTTTTCATCAAAACGACGTATATGATTCTGGATATCTAGCACATATCCTAGATTAAAATCATTTGAATATTCACCGTTGCCATTTGTGAATTTAATTATTCTTTCACAGTCTGCATTCACAGCTTCTCTAACCTTTTTCCACTGATTCTTGACATTGTTAGTTTGGTTCTGCAAATTAAGACTATTAAATGCCTTCTGTCTTCCACGGCAAAAAAGACCCGCCTTGCCTCTAGCAACTGGATTCTTAATAGACTTATACTTTCCTGTGTTTGTATTTTTAAGATTATATGTTTCCATTCCTATTCTTTGCTAAGATTTAAGTCGGCATCGTGCCAACCATCATCTCTTCTGTTCCATCCGCAGCAGATTCCTCTGAAAACCACGACTTCATGGACTTCATGCTGTCACTAACGGAATTTACAATTCCAGCAATTTCAGGGGTTGCTGTTTCCTTAACGGACCCTCCTTCTAGAGATCCAAGCATCCCCTGTAAATCAGACGACCATGAGTCAAATCCACCCATGAATGCTAGCAGACCAGTAAACACTGTTCCAACAGCAAATGTAATACCACCTTCAGCCGGAGATGGTAAATCGTTAAACCTATAACTCTTGTAGCCCGCACCCACAATTAAAACAAGAACGCCGCCGGCCAGGGCCAGCAAAGCCTGTACTTTCCAATCCATCATTAATGATTTCCCCTTTTTTTCTGGCTAGTTTTACACGCACACGCTTTAAGCTAGAGTTTCAAAATCATCAATTTCTCCAGTGCCGGGGTTATCTAAATCTTCAGCATCAGCAGAATCTATTCCGCCTACTTCTTGGCCAATATGAATTAATTCACTTTCGCCTTCACCTTCATCCTCAGGTGCTGCGACTCTATCTAGCGGATTTTCAATTGACTTCATTTCACCAACATTGGGCTTGCTTTCATCAAAAACAGATACCATTTCTGAAAATTGTACAGCTGGCTCAGTATCAATCTTGATGCTAGAAATTACTTTTTCATCTTTTTCAATGGGTGTTACGGGCTTAGATGTTACAGGAATATTCTTAACATCTTCTGTTACTACGGGTTTCTCAACAGCGGGAGGCGTAGGAGCAGGAGGCAGAGTTACCACTGTAGGAGGAGAAGGAGGAGAAGGAGGAGAAGGAGGAGAAGGAGGAGAAGGAGGAGAAGGAGGAGAAGGAGGAGAAACAGGAGCGGGAACTTCTTCAGGAGAAGACTTAACCTCATCCTCCACATCCTCGTCACCCGGCTCAGAAATATATTCCTGCAAGATTTTCTTAATGGGCAACATATCACGAACAGCCGCATAGATTGCCTCCTCAATCATTGCTTCTGCCTGCAGTAAATTCTTTTGCCGTTCTACAGCCGGAATTTCTTCTTGAAAAAGGAAAGGAGCCTTCCAAAAAGACTTGGCTGCCTCTGTAAATACACGATGAAGGAAATGATCTAACTTCGGCACAGTAATTGTAAGCTTCTTATTCTTCTTGTTAACACGTACAGATGCCATGACCTTCGTGTGAGCAATAAAAAGAGCCGTCATTAACTCCTCCAAGTAATCACAGCGACTGACTTCAATAAGCCGATTAGTCTCTTCCGCGACCATGTCCTGATTCCACTTGGGAATCTCCGCACACTTCTTCTGAAAACGGGATAAGATAGACTGCTGAGACTCAGCCCATAAATCAGTACGAATCTTACGGAAGAATTCTAGCAGAGGTAATACAAGTTTATTTGCCATCTGCTTCTGATATTCAACGCGAGCCTCCGAGTATGTTGCTGATTCCATTAATTATTCGGCGTTTTCTTTTACGCCGGCAATTCCGCAGATAGACCATCCATCGCAAGTAGAATTGTCTGTGAACGTGTATGAACGCCTCCAGGTGTTTCCATAATCCGACGCCAAAGTTCCATTGTATGAGGAGGTAGGATTGTTAAAAGTCCTATCCGTGGGTCAAATCCGCTGTCATGTAGCACAGTTTCCCACTCAACTATTTCTTTAAGAGACCGACCCTTAAGAGCCGGTGGCATCAGACAGAGTTGATTAAGGGAAAATCCAGCAGCAACACCAAATGCTTGTAGTAATGCCCAACGCAAATTGCCATTCGCAAAGCGGGCCACACCCTTGATTTTCTCTGCTGGAAGTGCAGGAATTCTTCGCTGAATCTCATATTCAATTTCCATCTGAGAAAGCGGAGATAATTGAACAATCTGGCAGCGGCTACTAATCGGGTCGCTAATTGCTGTTGTGTCGCGTACTTCAAAGATACAGAAAATGCTGGCCGAATAGACTTCCAGCATACGACGCAGAAATGCCTGTGCGTCATCCGATAATACTTCAGCGTGCTCGAACAAAATATAGCGAACTACCTTATTAGACCCAGATGACAGTCGGATAAAATGCTTAATAGAATCACGCTGTTCCCGCAGTCCGGAATCCGCATAGCAATTAATAATCAAGAGTTGGTCTGCTGGAGCTACAAGTTTCCAGAATGTTGATTTTCCAATTCCCATAGGACCAACCCATAATACATGAGTCGCTTTCTGATTTGCTACTGTTGTTGCCCATCGTTCAAAAATGCTACCATTTCCCACCAGGTCTTTATAAGACCGCGGTGCGTGTGGATCTAATGCCGCTGTATTCATTCTATCATGATTATGGAAGGTGGATTTAAATCATTAGTGTTTACGTGTGTAGCGGCGTCTATTTGAACGCTGCTTGCGGGTTCTCGCACCAGCCGCTGTTGCAGGCTTAGCCGCATTCTTCTTCGCTTTCCTAGCCTCTTGCCACGCCATGAGTGCGGCCACTTGAGTTGCCTGCGATTTTGTGAAATTAGCAGTAGCCTTATTTCTATTAGCACCCTCCGGTAAACTCTTCTTCAATGCTGCTAGACGCTCATGCTCAGCGTGGGCGGCATTGTAGGCATTATGAGCGGCTTTCTCAGCGGCATTAACGTTGCTCATTTATTTTAAACACAGATTTTATTTATTTTCTGCCAGATGCCCTATCTGCCAAATTGATGACGTAGGGATTCTCATTAAGTGCTTTTACTGAAGCAGGGTTGAAACGGTCGGTTGACATGTCCAATCGGAGAGGAGCACGGTACTTCTGCGTTCCAATGACTTCCGCACCCGAAGGCGGGCCATTTACGCGATAGACCGGCGGCTGGCGGTCATTGATATAATCCGTGTCCAACTTCTTCATCTGAATATTAGTCTGGTCCTCACCACTGAAGAGCGATAGCAGACCATTGCCATTAATGGGCTGACGGCCCTTAGCGACTGTCTCCATCTGAGAATAATGACGCATATTGTATTCTGCATCATAGATACGAGCACGCTGTCCCTCTGTCGTGGCCGCTGAGCCAGTGTACTCGGAATTAGCAGAAATAGAGGCCTTCTGTGTAAATCGCATACCGTCCGGCTTTTGGAGCTGCGGCTTATTAGGAACACCTTGTAGACTGACGTTCATGACCTTATCGGGTTCAGAAAGTGTGTTTCTGCCAGTTACACGAGCAATGTCTTCGGGGTCATAGATAGTCAACTTCTGCGGACCATCTGCGGGGCCCGCAATACCAAGCCAGTCATTATCCACCGTAGTTTCCTTGACTGTTGTACGAGCAATGTCATTCGGGTCATATACAGTCATCGCACCCGGAACACCCGCACCCAACGCTGTAAAGTTACCCGAGCCACGGATGTTTCCGAGCATTTCCTCATTACGGGTGGGCTTAGCAGCATCTTGGAAACGCACACCTGTTTCACGCTGGTCGGGCTTGACGTTGAGACCCATAACCTTATCACCCGTGAAATAACGCTCATTCGGCCGAATTTCAATGCCCCTTTTACCATAGTCGTTTTCAGCTGCATCCACATTGCCAAAATAATTGGTCGCATCTGCGTTACGCCATCCGAATTCACCGTGCTGGCTGACAAGCGGTGCCCTAAAGGACGGAATCTGGTACTCTTTCTTGAAATCCGTAGAAGCAGCAGTTCCGAAGTGCTCCTGTGTTGTCTCAGGGCGAGCCGTGTGCTTGAGAACCTCAATAGAACGCATACGTTCACGCTTATCTGTACCGCCATTTGCAAAGTTGCGTTCACCCTTCGCATTGACATAGAAGCGGTCGGGCAAATACTTGCGTACTTCACCGCGTTCACCCCGATTTGTTACGATTGATTTTCCAGGCAGAATGCTTCCACTGTACGTCTGTTTCGGGTTATTTGCCGTGCGGATTTCATCAGTAGACCGGGGCTTAGCGTAGTCCAAAGATTCAGGCTGCTGGTAGCCACCGGAAGGAACACTTGTATAGCCTTGAGCCAGGCCCCTTCCTACACGAACCGGTTCAAAGGGCTTCTCATTTGCTCGGTTCTGGGGACCTACCATGCGTTCCTGCATAAAATCAGAGTGGGACTCAATGCCATTGGGATTTCCCGTCGGCTCACGCTGGAGGTCAAATAAAGGCCCCTGCTCCTGCTTATTAAACTGCGTGGACGCTGCTCCAGTGTATGTATCTAAGATGTTACGATTGCCCGTATCTGTCATATTCTGCTTGACTGAACCACGAAAGAAGGGAACCATATTGTTGTGTGTAAATTCCGCTGCATCCAGTTCAACACCGGTTAAAGCAGAAACAACTTTCTGGCCACGAGAATAATTGGGTGTCTCTTCTTGACCATCATTACGCATTAGAACCATCGGTGAAATACTCGAACCCGCTTCTTGAGGGGCCGGCGTAGATGAATTAGAGAAAGCCATTGAGCCATTAACTAATTCATTTTGCGTCCCGTAATTTGTAGGCATTCCTTGAATATCGGACGGATACGGCTCCATAGCAATTGAACCACCGGAAGGTAGAGCATATTGAATATCTAATTCACCTGTCTGACGCTGTAAAGGAATAACGGGAGCTGAGCGAACTCTGTAGGGACCATTTGTCTGTGTAAAAGGAGAGCCAGATTCAAAGTTTTCAATAGTAGTGGGTTTCTTTTGTTTTATAACAGCTGGAGCAGTGGGCTGTTTAGCACCCATATAATTTGTAAGTGCGAAGCCGGTTCCTAGTAAACCAATCATGGCGGCAATCTCCATTCTCTAACAGTGGCGATTAATTTTAAGCAGTCTATTTGCCTAAAATTAATATCTATTCACTATTTTGTCTAAAGGGGCTGTGTTGACCGATTCCATGTAACACTAGGCGGGCCAACCGGAGCAGGGCACGCAATATCGCTACGAGGTGAAGTCCATTGGTCTTGTGTTGCGGGCACAACCGCCTTAACCTGTTCACGAGCCACCAGACTATCCGACTGTCCATAGAAGGAATCGCTCCAGTTGTTGAGAGGAGTCGGCAGGGACGGCGAAGGATTATTCGGCTTAGGAATACAAGGGCGGTGCGAATCCTTGGATAGAATACGTCCAGGGACAAACCAATCAAACGGCATCATAACATTCTCCTGCGGGTTCTGGCAGAGGTACTCCCACCGATTCCAGCCAGTTCCTCTCAATGTGCACGGCGGATCACCCAGACGATTGAATGTCTGCGTAAATGAGGCTTCGGGCATCGCGGTAGGCTTCACTCCATTGTACCGATTCGTATTAGGATTGTAGCCTCCGCAGGGGGACTTTACGCTGGGACGATTAATGTTAAATAAGTCAGACTCTACATCAGTGCGTTGGTGTTCAACAAGTTGAGACGCTCCCCATTTCTGGAGACGGGTAGTCGGCTCAGGCACGAAAACTCCCTGTGTTCCATTTGCTGGAGAACCAAGTTGATAGCGTCCTGCACCTGTAGTTATCCGGAGGTCATCTTCATAGTGGCAAGGGTCAGACCGTAAGTGGGTCCATGAATAATCTGTGACAGAAGCCATCTTCGCTCTAATGTTCGCCGACAATTCTTTTGGATAATTCCTCCAGTTTCTTGATTAGATTTGTTTGAAGAGTAATAAAAATAATACTAATTACGATTTCTCCGTGGAATTCTGTAGAAAGATACGGATTATATGCGTGTTTACCGGGAAGATAAAACAAAAATGGAATTGTCTTTACAAGTTTGCGAATGTAAAAAACGCATATTGCTAAAATAATAGTTTGACCCAGAACTTCTAGCATAAGTTCCCAAGCTGATTTGTTCTTATCAAATGCGGGAAATGCTGCGTTTGCCCATGTTCCAACATAGAACGCAACAATACCATATAAAACAGTATACTGAATTGTTTCAGAAATCTCATTAATACGAATCGTATTCAGATTGAATAATTTTCGTATGCGTCCCATAAAATGAGCTTTTCCATAGGGTTCAATTTGTATCATACTTCCTACTTCTGGCTGCGTTTTTAGAAGCGATAAGTAGTTCCTGTCTGCTGATTAAATGTAGTGGGGTAGGCTACACCTTGGTAACTATTCATCTGGCACGTCTGAAGGTGTGTCGGCCGCGTCGCAATGAAACGCTTCTCATCATCCGCCTTGTTCGTGTATGAGATACCTGAAGGCCAATCAGGGCACTGACCTCCACCCAGAGCACACTCAGGCTTATATTGCTTAGCATTACATCTTGTGTTAGGCCGAGTAATTCCATACAAGTCGGATTCAACATCAACCATCGGTGAAGCGGTAACTACACTAACATCATTGCCACCAACTAGGCCGAGAGCATTCCGGCAGGGCTTCTCATGATAGAACTTATCGGGAATCATTGTGTATCCTGCTAGATTTGCACTTTGCTGCTCAGATAAGAAACTGGGGCCAGAACCCAGACCGAAAGTCGCAGGACCTGAATTACCAAATGCGGCAGGAGCATAATTAGGCATCTTCTATTTAGGGCCAAATAATTTTTTGTCCTGCTCTTCGCGTTTCTTTTGCATAGCCTCCACAAGAGACGCAAGTTCAGATGCGGGTGGACACTCTGGAGACTTAACAAGCGGGTCTATCTTTGTGAAACGATTAGCATAACAACCTCTAGTGGGGGGACGTGTTGTAAAATCAGGTTGCTTTTTTGGCGGCATTTTTTTCTCTCTTCTATAA